ATAACTACTCGCTAAGGATGTAATATTGATGGTCAACAACTTACAATTAAAATGTACAAAAAGATGAACAAAACAATACTATTATGTACACTATTATGTACATCGTGTTCGGTTTGGAATAAGATTCCAGATGACACAAAACACTTTGCTGCCGGAGCAGGAATCAATGTTGTAACTACTGCCGTGACTCTGAAGCTAACAAAAAAGAAAGGTTTAAGTCTTGCAACTGGGTTATTAACTGGTGTTGCTATTGGTTACGCAAAAGAGCGAGTTTGGGATAAGCAATGGAACAGGGGTGTATACAACATGAGTGACTTTGCTATTACTGCTTGGGGGTCGCTTGTTGCAACTCCTGCCATATTCTGCGTGAGGGATTCAAAGGCTAAAAGAATGTATTACCAATTAGATTCAGTCACATTTAACCGTTTATTTGTTGATTCTTTGAAAAAATAATTATATTGATAATCAATAAGTTACGTTATTTTAACAAAAAATCTTTTTAAAATGTTTTGATATTTGAAAAATAGGTTGTAATTTTACACCATCAAAACAAACCAATATGCTAAAACTACCGCCAAATACAACCGTGCAAGTCGAAGAGAAAGAAGCCAGTTTAACTCAAATAGTTGACTCTAGTAAAATCTTTATGACCTTGAAATTTGCCGACAAAACAAAGATACTAATTGACTCGTCTGATGCTGATATTATCACGTTAAATGAGTTACATTCATTCTTTCAGAAATTCTTAATTCAAAATAATTTATTATAAACAAGAAAGGAGGGTTGCTGAATCAGAAAGTAAATAAAGTTGCCGAAACTATAATCGGCAAAGGCGGGGTAGAGCAGGGGTAGCTTGTTTGCCTGATTCGCAAAAGGTCGGAGGTTCGATTCCTTCCCCCGCAACAAATATTTATAAACTAAAAAAATGGAAACAAACCAATTGCCAACACTTAAGGAATTAGTAGGCGAAGAAGTAGAGGTGTTTAATAATGATGCTTTTAATCTACTACTAAACCAGTCACCACCTGCTAACTGGGTAGCTAAACATCCCTTCGCTAAAGATGTACATTACTTAACTATTCAAAGGGTTGAGATATTATTAACCCGGATATTCCAACAATGGCGTGTTGAAGTGATTAGCTACTCACAATTATTCAACTCAGTTAGCTGCCATGTTCGGTTGCATTATATCAACCCAATAACTAAGCAATGGCAATATCATGACGGTCTTGGCGCTGTGGGTGTTCAAACAGATAAGGGAGAAACTGCAAGCAATTTGAATGCAATTAAACAGGATGCTGTTATGAAGGCTTTACCAGCCGCTAAAAGTTTTGCTATTAAAGATGCCGCTGGTCACTTAGGTAAGTTGTTTGGGCGTGACTTAAACAGAAAGGATATTGTAGAATTTAAACCCCAATACAACACACAATGGAACAGATAGAGCAATATTCAGTTGATTGGTTTACTAAGCGCATTGGTAAATTCTCAGGGTCGGAATGGTATCGAGCCATGACCGAACCTAAAACTAAAAGTAAATTAATTAGTGACGGGTGCGAAACCTATATTTTAGAAAAAGTATGGGAGTCGCTAAGCGGTGAGCTTAAGCAAAATATGGACACAATGGCAACACAATGGGGTGTTGAGAATGAGCCTAAAGCGGTTGAATGGTATAATAAATTAACTGGCAATGAAACAAATATTGCAGGGTGTTACATACATGAGTTGTATCCGGCAGTATGTAGCCCCGATAGATTGACTTTAGATAATGGATTGATAGAGGTTAAGTGTCCATTTAACGGAGCAAACCACTTAAAGCATTGCACAATTACAAGTGATGAGGATTTGAAGTCTAATCATAAAGATTACTACTGGCAAATGATGTTTTATATGTGGTTCTTAAAAAAAGATTATTGTGACTTTGTAAGCTTTGACCCACGTATTAACTCAGATTTAGGCTTGTTTGTTTACCGACTTAAAGTAGATAGTGAAGCGTTTGAGGCAATTGAAAACAGATTGAAAACTGTTACAGAAATTTACACTCAGTATTTGAGTATGTTTAAAAAGAAAGTTTATAACCAATAACATGAGATACTTATTAGAACAAGATAATTTAGAATACAATTCACTAAAAAAATTCATTTCCGAAAATTGGAACAATAGACCAATAGATACCACTAAACCAAGTAAACGATTTTACTTTCAGTACACAAAAGATAGAGTTGAACGAGATTTGTTAAAGTATAAATTAAAAGGCATTAATAAGACAGAAACTGATATTATATTGGGATGGGCAAATGAAGACCCTGAGTATATTGCCGACGAAAGATTTATTACTGTTGAGAATGATAAATTTAGCGTTGCACAGGGAAATGTTTACCACGTTGGTGGTGAGTTTGCTGAAAATTTAAACAAAGTAAAACACTTTGAAAAATTGATTAACCTAGCTATTGAGTATTTTAAATCAGAATTTTGTTTAACGGATATTAGAAACCTATTTGAATCTGATAATGGAATTTATTACGGCATTAGGGATGTTAACAAAGATGATGCACATTTATTAGGTAGTATAGTTGGTGGTACATTTCTAATTTCATCCGATGAGTACAATAAAGTATTAATAGAAATAAAATCAAAAGTAAATGATTAAAGAAAGCCAAATACAAACAGATATAGTCAAGGGCATAAGACTATTTTACGCAAATGAGTTGTTTGCATTTGCTGTGCCGAATGGTGGTAAAAGAAATTTCAGAGAGGCGGTGGCAATGAAGCGGACTGGTACTGTTGCTGGTGTGAGTGATTTAGTTGTTTTAGGTAATAATAAAAAAGTTTTCTTTGTTGAAGTCAAAACGGATAAAGGCAGAATGAGCGATACACAAATTGAGTTCAAAATGTTAGTTGAAAGTAAGGGATTTGATTATTTGTTGGTTCGCTCCTTTGCCGACTTCCAAAAGCAATACGAAGCTATTGTGTGTGGTAAAAACAATGTAAGTAATAACAATGTAATTGATTTAACCAAATGAACGAAGGATTAGTTTATATTCACAAAGAATTTTTAGGACAAGCAAGCGAAAATACTTTAAAATCTATATTTTCCGAGTTCTACCCTATTAACATCTTTGAATCAAAATTCAACACAGCTAAAATATATCATGGTAAAAGCAATCACTTTGACCCAGTAAAAGTAGGTTACCCATTGGAATACTATACGCTTGATTTAGAACTACAAACAAATGGGGACTTTTTATTTAAAGGATTAAAAAAAATAACAAATTTTGAAGATTATGAAAAAATTTAACAGGGCAGTAAACGAGTACATACCGGCTCAAACAATCAACGGCACTAAGCCTTTACTGATTTGGACTGGCAATGATTATTTAGTTAATTGGTTCTTTAGTCAATCAATGGCAGAAAGAAAGTTAGGGGAGGTGGTTCTATGAGTAATAATGATAAAGGCAGTTTAATTGTGATAATCATATTATCAACTGCAATGATTATTTCAGGAATGTTAAACTCAATCGAAAAGAATAAATTAAAATCACAAATTGAAATCCTTAAAACAGAAAACGCCCGGCTAAACAAGTTAATCACAAAACAAAATACTGATATTTGTTTGGCTAATCAAATTCTTGAATTGTCAGAAACAAAAAAGAATGTTATCTTTATAAGCTGTGATTGATTAACGTATTGCGGCTTTGCGATGGCCACATAGAGAATTTAATTATTAACCGAGAACTGTCAGGCGGCTATTGCAAAACCGCTGTTATGTGCTGGCCTTTCTCGCAAATTAAAATAGAAATGAATTGGAAACGAGTAAAACAAAAATGGAATTTAGCAAAAATACTTTGCTTGGTAGGAACATCTTTTTGGATGGTTGAAACCGCTTACTTTTTAATTGCCTACGGTTGGCATTGGAAAGCTATAAACGAAGCCGAAAAGATGTGCGATAATATTGTCGGTTATTTTTGGACTGGTGGCTTAATACTTACTGGAATAGTAATGATTGATATTATAGAATACTTATTGTCCGATAGTGGTCGCTCTTAGGCTTGCGGCTAACGTTACGCAAATAGGCGTAGGGCTATTATTAACCGATAAACTTGATACGAAGAACTAAACAAAATTTAATTAAATAAAAAAGCGATGGCAAAACACTATCATACAAGCGAAAACACAATTTTATGCAAACAGAAACATAAAAATCCAATTATAGCATTAGCACGATTTAGTTATAAAATTGGAGAAAAAGATAATTGCAAAAATTGTGATAGAATACTGACTGAACACGCAAAAGAAAGTGATAATAAGTGTGTATCATTTGAGCAATTAGGTTATAAAACAGATTGCCAATGGCGTAGTGAAACAAAATGTAATTGTATAGACGATTGTAATTTTAAACGAGAGTAGGATTTTATTTAATTAAATTTTGAAACGAAATGGCAATACGAAGAACGATACTAAGCCTTACGCCTATTTGGTGTTATGGCATCGTTTTAATGTGCCATAACGTTCCGATTATTTGTGTTCGGTGGGGAGTTACATCACCAAAGATTATTAACAGTACAAAACTATAAAATATGCAGACAGATTCTAAAAAGCACGACACCCCCACTGACGCAAATAATGTGTTAGCGGATAGTTTGCCGATTGATGTAGAAAAATATCCTTATTGCGGAATATGTGGTAAATGTGGAAACTACCGAAACAAACTTGACAAAGACTGCTTATGTCAAACTTGCTACCAATTTGGGGTAAGAAAATTAGGTGGAATGATACCTGATGAAATCTTCAAGTTTGTTAAACCGAGATTTTAGGCAAATTTCCGCTAACGGTTCTCGGCTTTGTGCAGGTGGGGATTTGGAACACGAAAGTTTCAATTCAGCACAAAAGCCGATTAGAATTACTGCTGTTGAATTTAATCATTCAGCCCCACTTGCACAAAACCGATGTTACCTGCCGTTTTTTTCGGTTGGTTCATCAAAAATTTACTTTATAAACAATTTAAAATACAATAAAAAATGGATAATTATTCAATGGTAAAAGAAAATCTTTATGAGATAACAAAAGAAACTTTTAAGGAAGCAATATTTTTAGCTTACAAAGGCGGTATAACTTCATTAGCCCCTTTGGGTTTTAGTGGTGATACAATTATATTACACGGCTCAAAAAATGAAAAAACAAGCAGAGTTTCACAAGTTAGTGTAAGAAATTATTCTGGCGATGCTGAATTACTAATAACCGATAAAGAAGGTAATTTTTTATTTTATGGTAGATACAGAGTTGATTTAGGGTTAGACTTTTTAGTTGAACAGTATTGGTCAATATTCAACAATGTTAAAATGTCAATACTTAAAGTCGTTGAAAGGACAAGTGAATTTAAGGATATTGAAATACCTAAAAATGTAGAGAAAACAGTCGGCTTTGATATGTTATTCGCTTTTCAAGGACTGCATAAAAGAAAGCATAAATGTAAATCGGATGCTGTCGCTTAAAATGGCAGGTAACGTTTTGCGTATAAAAAATCGTTTTAATGTTTTTTATACGCTGTTATGCTCTCGTTTTGCGTGGGCAGGATTGAATAAATTTTTAACTTAAAAACAGAAACAATGAAAGAAGCAATTTTAAAAGTGTTATTAGAAAACACACAAATAGAAGGTCGTTACATTGGAGGCAATGAAGTTCCAATTATTTCATTTAAACATAGTGAAGAATGTGATTTAGAGCCATTCTTATCTCAAATAGCAGACGAGATAGTAAGTGCGTTGGCAAAGCAAAATGGAGCATAACGGCATCGGGCTAAAGTGTCGTTTTAATGCACTTTTAGCCCGTGTTAGTGGGGCTTTAGCCTTTACAGTTAAATTATTAAAAAAGAAAAAAGGGAGGGCGCGAGGGCGTCTTTACATAATGGAAAAGAAATATATACTTGAACAATTTCCGAAGAACAAAGGCACAGATGCAAAGTTGCTTTCTGATGAAATGAAATTAATAAGAGCCAACAAGAAAAAAATTAAATATGGCAAAACTAAAAGATGCACAAAGTGTTTAAAATCTTTACCGATAAAGGAGTTTTATTTTGCAAATAAAGAAACAGGCAGAAGAAAAACATTTTGTAGAGATTGCCAAATGACACTGTATGACAATGTAACTGAAATAGGAAAAATAAGATTTGGTATTGAGATTTTAAAAAAAGGTTTCAGACGGTGTGGAATTTGTAAAGATATTTTACCTCTGGACAATTTTAGAAAATCAAAAAAATATCTTGGTGGTTATTTTCATAATTGCATTTCTTGTGATAAAGAATATTACATATCAAAGCATTGCACCAAAAACAATATAGAAAGACGTAAGTATGACGAAACAAAATTTATTAATAGAAGCAAGGCACAAACAAAGGGAAAAATAAAAATAACAAATTTGAAAACTAATGAAGTGTTTTATTTTAACAATACTAAAGATGAGGGCATAAGAGTGTTTTGTTCGCATAGAACCATAAATGTTGCATTAAAAAGAATTGGGGGAATAGTTAATGGTTCACATACATCAATTTGTAAAGACCCTTTTAAAGTTGAACGAGTTTAAAAACCTTTTCACAGTTTTTAAAAAACTGAAAGAGTGCGTGGGCTTTTTCTTTTTTAATAATTTAATTGCCACTAACGTTTTGCAGATTGGCGGTCGTTTTAATGCCGCCAATGTGCTGTTATGTATAAGTTTAATTTTTAAAAAATAGCGAGCGAAAATATGAAAGTTTTAATAACACACGAAGAAAGCCAAACAGTAATGCAAGCGTTTTTAGATGCCGGACACGATGCTTACAGTTGCGATTTATTACCGGCAAGCGGAATGCACCCAGAAAGGCACTTGCAAATGGACTGCTTTGAGGCAATAGAATTGATAAAGCCTGACTTTTTAGGTATGCACCCGGAATGCACAAGGCTTACAGTAGCAGCAAATAAATATTATAAGCCTGAATATGCTGATAGGTTTCCAAATATCCACGAACAAAGAGCCGAAGC